ATGGGTATGAAAGGTGGTGGTAAAGCGGGCGCTAAAAAGAAAGGCCCAGTTAAAAGAAAGACCAAGAAGACTAAAAAGAAGAAGTAAATTATGGCTACTTCCGGCACTACTGCGTTTAACATGGATTTCACTGAAATCGCTGAAGAGGCGTGGGAACGAGCTGGGCGCGAAATGCGTTCTGGCTATGACCTACGCACCGCAAGGCGGTCTATGAATTTGCTTACTATTGAGTGGCAAAATCGTGGGATCAATATGTGGACCATAGATTCTGGAACTATAAACTTAGTAAGCGGTACAGCTACTTACGATTTACCTGCTGACACAATAGATTTGTTAGAGCAAGTTATTAGAACTAACAGTGGTAATGTTAGTACACAATCTGATCTTACTTTATCGCGTATTAGTGTGGCTACGTATGCAACTATTCCTAACAAACTAAGTCAGGGTCGTCCCATACAAATCTATATAGATAGAGCGCGGGATAATCCTACAGCTACGGTGTGGCCTGTTCCCGACCAAGGCACTGCTGATTCCCCTACGTACGTATTAAAGTATTACAGGATGCGGCGTATACAAGACGCAGGGGCAGGTATACAAACTGCGGATGTTAATTTTAGGTTTCTACCTTGTTTAGTAGCGGGGTTAGCTTATTACGTAGCAATGAAAGACCCAGAATTGGTTACACGTCTCCCTATATTAAAAGCAGCTTACGAAGAAGCATTTGAGTTAGCCGCAGGAGAGGATAGAGAAAAAGCTACTATTAGTTTAATACCACGTTTATTCGGGACAAATTAAACAATGGGGCAAAGGTTTGCAGCGGGTCATAACGCATTAGCTATTTGTGATGTGTGTGGTTTTCAGTACAGACTAGGGCAGTTGAGAAGTTTAGTTGTTAGAGGTGTAACAACACAAGTAAAAGCCTGTCCTGAGTGTTGGAATCCAGACCAACCGCAAAATAAATTAGGGGAGTTTCCGGTAGATGACCCGCAAGCTCTTAGAAACCCTAGACCTGACTTTGCAGAACTAGCTGCGAGTAGGGCACATATAGAACCAATTGACCCTTCTATAGTTGTTGGGTTTGGTAAAGTTGGCGTTGTAACTATATCAGGAATAGTGACTAATACTTTTATAGTAACAGTTGCAACAGGTACAAACTCGTATGGAACGGGTAATAAATTTTATTTAGGAGGCGTGGTGAGTCCTACAATAGAACTAACAGAAGGACTAACTTATAAGTTTGACCAATCAGCGGGTACAAACGGAACGCATCCATTACGGCTTTCAACTACGCCCAATGGAACATGGGGTGGAGGGTCAGAATATACAACAGGAGTAACTAAAGTAGGAGTCCCCGGAAATGCAGGGGCTTACACACAAATAACAGTGCCCGATCCAGCACCTACTTTATATTATTATTGTTCTGCTCATAGTGGAATGGGTGGTCAAGCTAACACACCGTAAGAGGTATTTAGAATGAAAAAAGAAAGTAAAAAAGCACCTAAGATTATAGAGCTTCCAAACGAGCCTACAGTTTATAGCCCCGGCACACAGGTCAATCAACCTATTAACATGAAGACAAGCGGTATAGAAACTCGTGGTAATGGTGCGGCTACTAAGGGTACTAAAGCAAGAGGTCCGATGGCGTAGTGAACTACACAGAGCTTAAAACCAATGTTAATGACATTTGTGAGCAAACGTTCACGGATGACCAGCTTGCTATGTTTACTAAACAAGCAGAGCAAAAAATATACACTACTGTTTCTTTACCTGCACTGCGAAAGAATCAAACAGGGTCATTAACGAACGGTAATAAATATTTAACAATGCCTTCTGGTTTTTTGTATGCTTACTCTTTAGCCATAATAAGTGGTAGTGATTACATTTATCTATTAGATAAAGATGTAAACTTTATGCGTGAAGCCTATCCTAACCCTGCTACAACAGGAGTGCCTGTGCATTATGCTATTTTTGACGAAACTAGTTTTATAGTAGGGCCAACTCCTAACGCTAATTTCGATGCAGAAATACACTTTGCTTATTATCCAGAGTCTATAGTAACTACTGGTACTTCATGGTTAGGCACAGAGTTTGATTCAGCATTGTTAAACGGTACTTTAGTAGAAGCAATTAGATTTCAAAAAGGAGAACCAGATATGGTGGCTCTTTACGATAATATGTATGCACAGTCGTTAGCGTTACTTAAAAACTTGGGTGACGGTAAATTGCGCGAGGATACATACCGAGGTGGTCAAGTTAAAGTGGAGACGGCTTGATGATAAGTTCTGAAAGCGTTGTGGAACTAGGTAACGTAAAGGTTACTACTATATCTAAGCGAGGGTTTACTCCCGAAGAGTTAGCTGAACAGGCGCTAGATAAAATAATTTATGTGGGTGGCAATAGTCATCCTTTGATTGTAGAACAGGCAGAAGCGTTTAAAAATCAAATCCGTGGGGTACTGGTTGAGTATATGAAACAAGCTATTCGTTCAGACCGCACAACTTTGGCAAACCAATTCCGCGATGCTGGGCATTCGGAACTTGTAAAACTATTGGAGATATAACATGGCAATAACAGTATCAACAGCAATGCCCACAAGTTTTAAAGTAGAACTACTTAAGGGGCTACATGACTTACAAAACGGTGCGGATACGTTGAAGATTGCACTACTTAAGTCAGTATCAGCAGGTTCAGGAACTTACGGAGCTGCAAGCACTAACTACTCTAACATCACAGGTAATTCTGATGAGGCAAGTGGTTCAGGTTACAGTGCAGGTGGTAACACGCTTACTAATGTAACTCCGGTTGCTTCTGGTACTACGGCTGTTTGTGATTTTTCTGACACTACTTGGTCAAGTGCTTCTTTTACTACTTTTGGAGCGATGATTTACAACACTAACAACTCTAATTCTGCTTGTGCGGTCTTAAGTTTTAGTGGTGACCAAACTGTTAGTACTGGCGACTTTACCATTCAGTTCCCTGCTGCGGGTGCTTCTACTGCGATTATACGTATCGCTTAAGGCTAAATAGTGGCAGATAAAACTGTATATCTTGGCGCTGTATGGGGTAAAGACGGTTGGGGCCAAGGCTCGTGGGGAAATAATGTCAATATTTCCGTATCAGCTACAGGAGCAATAGGCACTGTAGGATTCTCCATAGGAGGGTCTGTAATACCCACTGGGGTACAGGGGACTAGCGCGGTAGGTAGCGTTGTTATAAACCGTACTGGGCTTATAATCCCAACGGGTGTAGAAGGAACAGGTAGTGTAGGGGACGTAACTACTGCATACAGCAGCGTGCAAACACCGACAGGCGTAAGTGGCACGGGTGCAGTAGGAACTACTTCAATAAGCGTAGTAGATTCCGTAACTCCTACAGGCGTAAATGGTACGGGTGCTATAGGTGCGGTTGCGCTTGTAGTAGGAGATTTATTTGTACCTACCGGTGTAAGTGGTACGGGTGCTGTCGGTACGGTTACTCCAGCTTACGATAGAATCGTATCTGTTACAGGGGTAGTTGGCACAAGTGCTGTTGGAGCACCTACTGATTTAGTGCTACCTGCGATAACTGGAGTGGCGGGGACAGGTGGAGTTGAGCCTGTTATTATCGCATTTGGTGGCTCTGTAGTAGCTACAGGTGTAAGTGGTACGGGCGCGGTAGGAACAATAAGTAGAGGTGGTTGGACTACGATAGATGATTCTCAAACACCTAGTTGGGTAGATATAAACAAAGCAGCATAGGAATATATTATGGCTACTTATGTAAATAATTTAAGACTTAAAGAAATTACTACAGGCGATGAGGACGGTACTTGGGGTACTAGTACTAATACTAATTTAGAACTTATTGCCGACTCACTTGGGTATAACACTCAAGATTGTTTTGGTTCAGATGGTAACCAAACGACCACCATAGCGGATGGTTCTGCTGATCCTGCTCGTGCGCTGTATTTTAAAGTCACTTCTACAGCAACTCTTTCTACGACTAGGGAACTTACGATAGCGCCAAACACTGTTTCGCGGGTTATGTGGATAGAGAATGCTACAACAGGCAGTCAGACCATAACCATAAAGCAGGGGTCAGGAGCTACTGTAGATATACCTACAGGGCAAACTAAAGTTCTCTACTTAGATGGCGCAGGGTCAGGAGCTGCTGTTGTAGATGCCAATGCTAATGTTGCAGCCGATGGAGTGACTTCGGTAGCTGGAACTGGAACCGTTAACGGACTGACTCTGACAGGTACAGTAACTAGTACAGGAAACTTAACGTTAGGCGGCACACTTTCGGGAGTTAGCTTAACGGCTGCTGTATCAGGCGTATTACCATTTGCTAATGGTGGTAGCGGTGCAGTTGTTCCTTTGTTAAAAGGTACAGGCTATTCAGCGGTTAATAGAGATTTCATAGTTGTAACTACTGGAGGTATAACTATAACACTACCCAGTGGCCCTTCGGCAGGAGATGCGATAACTATTAAAGCAGGTTATACCGCCTCTTCAAGTAGTTTTACAGTTGCCAGAAACGGTAGCAATATAGCGTCAAGTGGCACTGATTTAACGTTTGACAAAGACTTTGCTCAGATAACCATGACCTATATAAACGGGACTATTGGCTGGAGTGTGTAAATGGCTAATTTATCTGATCTTCTTCCTCAAGGGGGAGGGCAAAACAATACAGATTTTGTAGCTGATGGGAATATAACGTCAGGGAAACCTGTAGTTCTTACGACTGCGGGCAAAGCGGCTCAGGTTGCTTCCAGTGCTGTATCCGCAAGTATAACTGCACAGAGCGCTTTTAATTCTCAAAACACAAATTTGTGGATTGACTCGTGTTACGACAGTAATAGCGATAAGTTAGTCATAGTTTATGTTGCTTTGCATCCGTCTGCCTATAATGCCTTATATGCGATTGTCGGTACGATTGCATCTGACGGAACTATTTCATACGGCACTGCTGTAGAAGTCTACGCTAATTCTAGTTACCAAGTAACTAGTTGCGCTACGTGTTTTGAT